GTAAGACCACCCCAGAGGTCATCATGTTACTTTTGCCCGTTTCATTCAGACAGATATTGGGACTGGCTAAAAAGACACCACCCAAAAGAATTTACCAGAGCGTGTGAGTTTGAGAAGAAGGTTCAAACCAATATGAAAACCAGAGATACTATCTTCCTTCACTCTAGCTGCAAGCCTTTAGAGGATGTAATGTTTATGGACGAGAACCAGTTAAATATATTCCCAGAGTTGATAGATGAATGTGGTGGAGAGTGCGGAATATAAATAACACTTTACTTTGTAACGAAAAATGCTTACCTTTGTTAAATGAAAGATTCACTAGACTTATTCATTATCGCTCTATATGTAACCATAGGGCTGATATTCTTCGTGATAGCAATAATAAAGACACTATGCAGATAATCCCAGCAATCCTCGAAAACATCACAAGCCGTAAGGATAAAACCTGGAAGCTTGTCTTTGGTACCAATGAATGTACACCAGATCAAATCAAGGAGATAGTAAAGACCTTAAATGATTTCGTGTTCCTTGCGATGAAAAAGGATAGCTTCAAAACAGAAGAAACGGAAATCCTGGAGAACCTAGAATCAGGCTACGAGGGATCAAGCAAGAGCCAAGCCCAGAGAATCAGATCCGTATTGTTTCTCCTCTGGAAGCAAGGAAACGGGGGATATGAAGACTTTAATATGTTCTATCAGCACCACACCGAGAATTATATAACACATCTAAAAAACAAACTAGACCCATGATAGCTTACCATTGTCATAATTGTGCCTGTGAGATAGCAACCACTTACACCCAGATAGAAGATAGAATATATTGCCCTGTCTGTGCTTCTACGCTATTCTGTCAACCAGAAGACATAGAGAATCCCTACCTTAACCCAGATCATCATAAGGAGTGGGAGCTATTCCTTCGAGGGTTCGATGAGATACAATCAGGGACACGAGAGGTTATATTGAGGAAACTATTTAACATACAGCGATGAGTAAAGAAGAATGCAGGTGCGGTAAGGCTTCAATAACCTATGAGCCAACAGAGGAAGAAGATCAATGGTATGCTGAAGCGACCAATACAATGATTAAGAAAGATGGATACGGGGAGACTTGTTTTTGTAGGTCATGCGGTGAAGTGTATGATAACTTCGATCCATGTATGGTAGTAGAAATTAATCACACAGAGCGATGACACTAGCAGAGAAGATACTTCAGGATGAGTGCAATGCAAATAATGATTTTTTGTATGTTAATGGCAGGAACCATATTTCCCCTATAACTGCTTCTAACGCAATGAAAGACATAGCATGGGAGGCGTGGAAGCAATGCTTTGTCGAATGGAGCGCAGAAATGACAGAGGGTGAGGAATTACAAGAGAAATTAGACTTTGAACATTGGTACAATAAACAGATAAAGACATGAGCGAGCAAAAGAAATTCCCCACAATCGTATTCCTTCTGGGGATCACAGTAGGGATGTTACTCTGTCAGGCATTACCCGTAATTAAACAAGCAGTTATATACATACTGCCATGACCGATATAACCAAATGCCCAGGATCATACTGCCAAATGAAAGAGAAGTGTTTTCGATATACAGCTTCAGATGACTATGAAGGGCAAAGCTACTTCGCCAAGATCCCCCTGAAGGACGGTAAGTGTGATATGTTCTACGGAGAGAAAGCTGGAAGGATAATAAACCAACTAAAAGATATAACCAATGGTAAAGGATAAAGAAGGACACGATCCAGCATTCCCCTGCGAGTTAGAAGTTCCGGGTAAGGAATACAGACTAGATTTTCATCCAGGTATGTCAAAACGATACTGGACCGCCGTAATGATAGCGCAGGGGTTAATGTCCTGCTCGGCAATAACTTTATCATATCCTGATATAATTGAGAAGGCTTATGTAATAGCCGATGACCTTATTAAACAAGAGAACGAATGAAACCAGCCCAAAGTACACGGGATCGAAGGCACTCTGATCGGAGTCTAAATCGTATGTTAGCACAGGGCAGGACTGGGGGTAATTAGTTCCTGCGAAACCTTAGAAACGAATGAAACTAAAGATAAGACAGGTTCAATTCCTGAGACCCTTGTAGCATAGTGATGTCGATAATCACATTAGTCTTAGAGGTGCGAAAGGCTTTCATTGGAGAAGTACTTTGCAAGGTGGCAGATCGGAAAGACGATCATCTTTTTAGAAACGAATAAACTTTAAGTGTGTAAATAGTTTCTGTAATAGGAAGGATTAGAAATGGCAGTAGGTAGAAAAAAGGGATGCGAGAAGACAGGTGGAAGGAAGCCTGGAAGTGAAAACAAAGCCACTAAGGAGCTGAAAGAGTTCATCGTTCAGTTATGCCAAGACAATAAGGAGGATGTGTCAGAAGCGTTCCAGAACCTTGAAGATAAAGACAAAGTCAAGTACTACATGGACATGATGCAGTTTGTAGTTCCAAAGGTACAAGCTATCCAGTTAGATATGAAAGATGCCGAGAGGGCTTTCTTCGTTACCAAACCATTACATGATCTAGATGTTCCAATCGACAACAGCAGCGGTCAAGATACGGGAGCTGACGGCTCGTAAGAGGATCGTTCAGGGTGGTACTTCCGCTGGTAAGACAATCGCTATCATAGCATGGTTGGTTAGTCGGGCGGTAGAGGTACCCAAGCTAGAGATTTCAATCATCTCTGAGACTATCCCACACCTTAGACGGGGAGCATTGAAAGATTTTCTCAAGCTAATGCAAGGCGATGAGAACTTCCACGAAACCAACTACAACAAATCACATCTTACATATACATTCGAGAACGGATCATACATTGAGTTCTTTTCAGCAGACCAGGAGATGAGGCTAACGGGAGCGAGAAGGGACATTTTATATATCAATGAAGCTAACAACGTAAGCTGGGAAGCCTATCATCAGTTGGCTATCCGTACAAAGGGAATCATCTGGATAGACTACAACCCCACGTGTGAGTTCTGGGTACATACGGAGCTGCTGAAGGACTCCGATGCTGAGATGTTAGTGCTAACATACCTCGACAATGAAACGCTCGCAGAGAGCATCAAAAAGGATATAGAACAAGCAAGGGAGAAAGCAAAGGACTCAAGCTATTGGGCGAACTGGTGGATGGTTTACGGATTAGGGATGGTCGGTAAGATCGAAGGACTGATCTACACAGACTGGCACCAGATCAACGATGCAGAGTTTCCCTTCAATGATACTCAGTTCTTTGCAATAGACTGGGGTTTCTCTAATTCTCCTACCGTGATGATAAGGATCGTATTCAAGAAGGATTGTGTCTATGTCCATCAGGAAATCTACCAGACAGGATTGAGTAACGCTGTACTGATTAACATGATAAAGAGTTTAGGAGTTAGAAGGGAATTGATAATAGCTGATAGCGAAAACCCAAAGGATATATCTGAACTGGCAGACAACGGTCTGAATGTAAAAGGCTCAATCAAGTTTCCAGGATATGTAAATAAAGCCATTGAGAACCTACAAGCGAAGAAGATATATGTAACCAAGTCAAGTACAAACCTGATAAAGGAACTGAGAAGCTATACCTGGATGTACGATAAAAAGAAAAACGAATACATCAACACCCCTGTAAAGGAACACGATCACGCTTTAGATGCGATGAAAGACGCTTGTTACATACTAGGACATTCGATACGAAAGATTAAACAACACAACTGATGAAAGGATACACCACTAAGGACTGCTATCTCGTAAAGGTTTTATGATGATAATAAAGAAAGGAAAAACCATGAAAAAGAAGGATATGAAAGTAGTTTGGAAAAGAGAAGAAGATTCGTTATATAGGTATGACAACATTGCATGGTATGGTAAATACCGTATTGGCTTTATTCAGAACCGTTCAGGTGGATTCGGCTGGTTCGCATTAGGCATGGAGTTCTATGAAGACACGGATACTATTGAGAACGCAAGGAAGAATATAGAGGAGTACTTCCATGAATTTAGAGTGTATATAGCAAAAGGAGATACCAAATGAAAAAGAAAGACCTGTTTTTAGTTAGCATCGCAGTCTTATTCTCACCTATGATCTTCACCGTGCTATTCTCGTGGTGGATCGGACTATGTGTATTTACATTACTAGGATACTTGCTGAAACCTTTGAAAGACATGAGGGGATGACCTCTGTCAAATAAAAGCCGTAAGCAGGGGCAGGGGTAACTCCCTGCTTTTTTGTTTCTATGTAGGAACAAAACACCGCATTTTGTTTCTATCTGTAAACATTAGCCTTTATTTTCAGGATTAAAATGTAAACACAGGACTGCTCTAAAATCCCACAACCCTTTCATACTTAATAGAATATAAAATAACACTTTACAAGCAAGGCGATTTAGGTTATATTGTATCAAACCTTAAACATATTTGATATGAGCTTAACTTGCACTTGCCCCACAGCGACATCTATTAGCAACATTACCGCTATCACTTGTCCAGAGAATGTCGGTCAGATCCAGAAGATGGTATTTGCCCGAAGCATTGACATAGCAGACGTTGCCACTGCCATCCTGGCTTTAACGTGGACTAACTTGTTTGCTGCTGCCGATGACACTCACGCTGTACCTACCCCGTTGATTGATAATCCAGTAATTGAATTTGGAGCTATCATCACAGTAGGATCAGGAAACGAAGTTAGAAACGGCATCCCGAAGGTAGTTGGATCAGAGCCAACTAAGTTCTCCTTTACCTTACGTACATTCCCAGTAGCTACGATAAGGAGTATGAAAGAACTGATGTGTGAGCCTGACCTTGAGGTTATCTTTGTAAATGAAGATGGCTACTTGATTCACACGGTAGACGCTGCAACAGGGATACTTGTTGAAGGATTCCCAGTTAGTGAGTACTGGATCTCTGATAAGAAGATTGGCGGATTCAACGCACTTGACGAACACATGATGGAGTTCTCAATGCCTGAGAATTGGAGCGACTATCTTACTATCACAGACCCGACTGCAAACTTCAACCCTTTAACCGATTGGTAATGGCTAAGAAGAAAATTCTGATGAGGGGTTCTGTTAGTGGTACAGAGCAGACAGTAGATTTGCAATATGCCCAGAGAATCCTTCAATGGCAAGAGAGCCACCCGAAGAATGAGGTTTGGGAACTCGTTGGAGATGAATACATATTTGATACTGGGACAAATGAACTTAAACGATCAACAAATAAGCGATCTACTTCAGAACCCACAACATAAGAGGGAGCTAGAAGCATCAGAGCTACACCATAGGAGGCTGTCGTTTCATTCAGATGTTATACTGAAGAAGCTTCATGCCTCTCGGTATGTAGATACGTTCTTTATGTGGATCTCAGAGTTACTGCCAGCAGATAAGAAGAATCGTGTTGAGTCAATGATGAGTTACCCTTTAGCAACTAACGAGCTTACTAAGGACATCTTCATGGCTCTTGAAAGGGTTTGGTACGCTAAGGACTATGTAGAAAAGTATGTGTTTGCTTCGGATGAGTACGAGAGTGATTTCACCTTGTATCTAAAGAGCTTAAACACTAAGCACCTGTGGCAAGTGGAATCCTGGTCAGCTTTAAAGACCTCAATAGATTCGGTTGTGGTGGTAGACCTTCCAGAGATTCAGCTAACAGACAGACCAGAGCCGTACTTTTACTTCATCCAACCGAGTGAGATCATTGATATGAAGGTTGATGAGGTGAACGACATGGAGTACATCATCTTCAAGCATAAGGACTCTGAAGGTAATATAGTCTTGTTAGTTTATGATTCGATCTCCATGCGAAAGTATGAATACGAAGACCGAAAGAAAGGTGCTTTGTTGGCAGATGTTCAACACGGATTAGGATACTGTCCCGCTAGGATGTTCTGGAGTGATAAGCTACAAGATGGAAACTACATCAACAAGCGAAGCCCTATCACAGACTCGTTAGGGGATTTAGACTGGCTGTTGTTCTTTAAGACAAGCAAGAAACTCTTAGATATGCACGCAGCCTATCCTATCTACATCACTTATGAGATAGAGCAAGACAATGAGAGTGAAGATAAGCCCACGTGGTGGGAAGGGCAAGAGAAGGCAACAACACACAAGGGTAAAGGTTTAATGGGTGCTGGATCGTTTATGACAGTACCGCCTCCGCTAACGGGTCAGGCTGATATGATGGCAAACCCTGTTCAGGTAGTGCCAGCAGAGATCGAAGCTTGTCAGTACTCGGTAGAAGAAACCACTCGCTTAGAACTAGACATATACACCTCAAGCGTGGGTGCAAGTGGTGAGTTGTTAGAGAATGAAGCGGTAAACGAAAAGCAAGTAGAGGCAGCTTTCAAGAGCAGGGAAGAAGTGCTGATGAATATAGCTAGGAACTACCAGCAGATCATGTGCTGGACTTACTCTACATTGGCAAGGTTA